TGTACCTGATTGATAGAAGGGCTTGGCATAGTAAGTATATCCTTTTAATAAATGAGTTTAACGAGACACCATGTAGGGTGCCTCATTGAATTAAGAAGCTAAGAAGATTGAACCGATGAAACCAGCAGCGGCTACTTCAGTAACCCAACCGATTACGTTAGCATCTACGTTAGCACCAGCAGCAACAGCACCAGCAGCAGGAACGCCTACAGCAGCAAGACCAACAAGATCACCAACAGCAAGACCACCGAAAGCAGCGTTAGATAGAAGCTTAGATTGACCTTTGATCATTACTTCAACAGCTTCACCAGCGATAGCAGCTTGTTGAACAACACCAACCAAACGGTTAGTAGTTTGAGAGTTAGCATCAGCTACCATCCAACCTGTAGCTTCTAAAACTACGAAAGAGTATTGTGCTAGTACTTCACCAGCTTCGATAGTACCGATTGCATCAACTTTACGAGAAGTTGCCATAATTAATTTTCCTTTTAGGTAATTTGTTTAAGAGTTTATTAAGCTTGAGCTGATTCTGAAGCTTGACGGTATAAGGCTTTCATATCAACCTTATCACCAGCTTCTTTAGCAGCTTTAACTAAGCTTTGGAATTCAGCATCAACAGCATCAGTACCAGTAGCTTTTTCAAGAACGATAGCATGCCCTTCAGCAGGAGCTAGTTCTTCTTTGTTAGCAATCATAGAAGCTGACTTACTTAGTGCTTCTAAGATAGGAGACATAGCATCAACACCTTCGATAGCGAACAATGCTTTAGATAGAGCTTCAACAGCATCTTCACCAATAGCAGGGGCTAGTTCTTTAGCTTTAACTAGACATTCAGCTTCGATTCGAGCGTTATCTGCCTTTTCTAATTTTTCTAACTTATCAAGCTTAGCTTGCATTTCTACAGAAATTTCCATTGAGGGTTCCTTATCTGATTTAACAACCAAAGATGGTTGAGGGGTTACGGGGGTAGTATCAACCGCTACAGTTTCTATAACGATACTAGCGGGTTCTACCGCACTTGATGGTACAACTTCAGGAGACTCTTCTTGTTCTTCTTCTTCAGGAGCTTCTTCAGTTATGCCCTCAACTACTTCAGCTTCTTCAGCCACTTCTTCAGCCACTTCTTCAGTAACAACATCATCAGCTTCTTTTTCTTCGGCTTCTGGTGCTACTTCTTCAGCTACTTCTTCAGCTACTTCTTCAACAGGAGTAAGTTGTTTTGCTAAGTCTTCAAGAGACTTTAGAAGGGAACCAGCTAAAACTTCGTCACCCTTCTTTAATTGTTCCATCATACCTTTAATAGCTTGGACACGGCCTGCGACATCACCATCATCTGACTTAAGCAGAGAGGTAGTTTCGCCATTAGCACCTGAACCGATTAGAGGGCCAACAGCTGAAATGCAGCCAGAACCCTTCTTAAAGTTGATGTTAGTAATTGTGTGATTTTCTTTCTTTAATGACATTATTTAGGTGCCTCATCGTAAGTGATTACGCCTTCTGCTTCGATAGAGAATGAATCTAAATCGCCATTCTTTGCCATAGTCCAGAAGAACTCGTTATTATATTGAGCTGTTCCAACCCAGTCACCCTTTTGAACATTTACAACAACTTCATCTTCTGAGTTGTTAATAGTAAAGTCTTTAGGAGCGATATAGCTTTCAACCATTTGCATGGTATCAGCATCTACAGCTAGAGCATGTTGGATAGACATAGCGCCATCACAATTCTCATTATAGCTTTCACAAGCCTTAGCTACAGTCTCAGCAGAGGTATATCCATTGTGAGAGTCACGATGATCTGCTTTCATGATAATAGCTGTCTGTTGCATTAGTTCTTCACTAGATGCAACTACTTTACCTGACTTCATTATTGAAGTATAAGTCTCAGTAGATACACTGGCATAGTCATGGAAGATATTTAGAACAATACTCTTATCTTCAGCAGGATTCTCAATAAATGAGGCTAATTGATCTACAAGTAGAGATACTGCATCTAAACTAATATCAGTTTTGTTTTCGTTGTCTTGAGCCATTGATTAGCCTCCTTATTTTAAGTTACTTTTACTAGATGGACTAGCGGTTATGGCTTTAGCAGCTGAAGCTTCCTGTTTCTTAGAAACTTCTTCCTGCTTTTCTACCTTCTCTTTGTTGGTCTTAATCATGCCAACATCACGCTTCTCTCCATCAGCAGATGGTAAGCCAGCTTCTTTACGTACAGTCTCTTCAAGTAACTCATCAGGGATAATAACACCTGCTTTAGTCATCTTCTCAAGGAATGTACCATACACGTCTAGGTCAACACTTTCGATGTCGGTGTAAGCTAGTGTAGGTAATTTAGCAAGATCCCAACCCTCAAGAACACCTAGTTTATAGATGGCCTGTTGGAATGTATTACTAATCTCATCTAACCAACCACTTACGGCCATAGAGAACATCTTAGTCTTATTACTAGATAGTGCAAAAGAGCCTACTGAAGTATTACCCATTTCAATGAAGTCAGCTAGTACGGTTTGAAGTATCTCTTTAGTCAATCGACCAATGATAGCTTCTACATCGTAGTCTGCCTTACCTTCACTATTAAGGTACTTAAGTGTAACCATATCATCACCATTAAGATCTTTAACTTTAGGTAGGAATACAGCTTTTTGCTTACCTTCGTGCATGTTCATTGCAGTCCTTCGTAAGTTAGTATATAAAGCCTTTTCACCGGGTAATGCCATTGCTGACATCCATTCTGGTGGGACTTCAAATACTGGTAGACCACGAGCATCACGACTGATACGAATAGACTGATCACGCTCATAGTGCTTCTTATAGAAGAATGGCTGGTGAGCATTACGTAAGATAGAACGAGACTCAGGATTATCCTTACGAGTGTCAACACGGAATAGCATGAAACGAGTCATATCCAGATCAGTGTTACCAACATTGTAAACATCATGAGACTTTTGAATAGCGTGGGTAAGACGTTGCGAGTCTTCCTTATCACGGTATTGCCAGCCTATTATAGATTCCTGAGATCGAGTAGGGAATCCCTTAAAGCCATATCGACCATCCTTGTACTTAGACTTGTACTTAGGATCGTGATTACCCGGCCCTACACGCTTCTTGAATTCGATAGCGTTAATAGAGAAGCCGAAGCCTAGCATAGTCATGAACTCACTAACGTAGTCATGGAAGGGCTTTTCACAGTCACCAAGACATGACTCTAGATGTGAGGCATATTCTTGAGCTTGTTCAGAGTCATCAAAAGACTTAGCACTGAACTTAACTGTACGCATGAGTTGCTGTATCGCAAACATCATTGCACCGACTGTAGGGTCGTTGTCCATCATTTCACGGTACACAAACATACCGTTAGGGAACTTAAGGCTACCTAGTATTTCGTCACCTTCAAAGGTTCCATTATTTCTAGTTAGTCCTGTGTTACCACTAGTCATAGTGGCACTACTCTTCCAAGCATCAGGGTTGTACGTATTAGTTTCATCGGTCATAGTATACAACCCTCCTCTTAGTTAAAATTGATCCATAAAGTGACCGTCACCTATGAACTCGTCATTGAAGTCTTCATCTAGATTGAATAGTAAAGCATTACCTTGAGCTAGTACATTGTACCCGCCAGTAACAGAATCCCATTGATCATCCTTCTTCTTACCATCGTTATCAAAGTTTTCCATCTCATGAAACAGAGTTTCTAAGTAGGCACCTTGTACGAAGTAGACTAGGCCATTCTCGCAAGCTGCTGAGAAAGCTAGACCTTTGGTAAGTTTATCCTTTGTAGGTCTATGGACACGAACAGGGTATTGACTGAACTTAGTCATAATGTTATGCACATCAATCTTACCACCGGAACCCGGATCTTGTTCTACCCATAGGGGGCATCCTGTACCATCACGTTGAGCCTCTGTTCTAAGCATCTTTTCGACACCTGCTGGGTTCTTACGATCACGAGCCAAACTGCATATATAAGTATTACCGTCCTGATCTTTAGCCATACGAGTACCTACTGTCCAATCTGGATTAGGATATACCTGTGAAGGCTCTGTTGCTGCCCTATCCCAGTATCTTACGAAAGCAAGGGGGATGTTAGGTAGTCTAGGAATAACACGACTAAGGCCGTCTTTAGGCTGTTTAATCCATTCTCTTTTAAAGTACAGACCTGATCCAACTGTAGAATCCCAGTTACCACCTAAGAGACCTTCACGTTCCACTTTAGACATGGACTTAAGGCCAGCAATATACTGAGGGTTATTCATTAACATTTTTGGGTTATCATAGACCGAAGCCGAGATAAAGGTAAATGAACGAATAGCTCCCATAGGCATAGCTGGGGTATTGTTTTCTGGTACAGCAGGTAGTCCACAAACACCTTCACCAAAAGTCTCAAATAACTCTTGCTTAGTAGTTGCGAACTTAGGTGTACTATCTACATTGACGTAATAGATCTTCTTACCGGATCGTTCATTAATTGGAAGTCCACCAGATGGTTGTCCAGAAAGGTCTTCACCAGTTGGAGACATATATCCATGAGGATAAACAGAGCCAGTAGGCCATAGGAACCAATCTAACCACTTACGTACCCAAGAACCAGTCTCAGGGTTAGTAGTTGCCTTAACACGGCAAGGGTGTCCTAGACGAGAACGGTTACGAGATACCAAGTAGGTAAAGAGTATTTCTGAGAAGTGAGTTAATTCATCGAAGATAATATTTTCATACTGAGCACCCTGATGGGCTAATCTCTTAGAATCATGCTCAAGACCATCGTACTTTACATTCATACCTTGCTTATTTGGATCGTCTGTACCGTCTTCTTTAATATAGGGGAACTTGAATTGCATATCACGAGAGTTAAAATCAACACCCGGAATCTTCATGTACATACCAGTTGCTTCAGTAAGAGGGCCGCCGGGTTTACGGCAATCTTCTTGTGTCTTACGGAAGATGATAGTATTGAATGCTTCAAGTCCTTGATGCTTTAGTGGTAGAAGAGTAATAGCGAAGGTCTTACCTGCACCTGCTGCTCCACCATAGATAATAATATCTGCATCATTACGTAGAAAGTACCACTGAGGGCCGGGCTGTACCATAAGTGCATTCTTCTCAGAATCACTGGCAAGACCAGCACGTATACGAGACATAAGCATGTTATATCCAATACGATAGTGATAGTGTTCTATATAGTAGGGGTCAATTAATTTCTCACCGGACAGAGGATCTATATCAAAGCAGGTGATCATGGGGCGACCCTGAACCTTATGCTTAGCTATCTTGACCTTCTTAGGTTTAAACATCTGAAAGTATTCACAACCAATATCAGTTTTACCCGATAAGAGGTCTTGCTCAGTCGATGTCAATATATTCAAGTTCTTCTGAAATTCCTTCTGACAGTATTCCATCATCGTACCTCGCTACTTCGGCCATGTCTATCTCAGACATATCCATTGTTATAGTGGAATTATTCTTATCGTCTAACTCCAATACAGAAGCAGTAGCGGAATTGTTAGGTGCTACAACCATAATCTGCATAGCTCCACCACCTTCAGTTCCTGAATCAGGTGCTAGGGTGACTTCTTGCTTCTTGGTCATAACGTATGTAAGTGTCTCCTTCACAGCATTAAGTCTCATGGAACCCGTTATCTCACCGGGCTCCATATCGAGAGCTTCTGTGTTACCTTGAGCAAATAAAATTAAAGACTCGAAGCCATCAAAGTTCATACGGCGACATGTAGCCAAGGCTGTCTCTCTTCCTATACGGTTCTTCTTCTTAGCTTTACCACCTTTGCTAGCCCTTGGATCTCCGCTGAAAAAAGCTGGGGCTTGACTCGATTTAAAATCATCAGACATAATGTTCGATCTCCTGTTGAATTAAGTTAAATAAAAAAGGCCACCCAGTTAAGTTGAAAACTGTAAAGGGTGGCCATTCAACTGAGGAGTCGAATACCCTGAGAAACGATAAATTCTAAATCCGAGTTGATATATCGTTGAATCTGAAAGGTCAAACTCGTTTCTTTGGGAATGTCAGTACTTGTGAATAAGGCTGAAAGCTACGGGAGACTAAGGATGAGAAGAGGTGAAGAGTACGAAATGAGCAGTTATGGCTCTAATTTTACCACTTTTTGATCAATTTGGGGAGGGTTGCCCCTTCTTCTAATTAAAGAAGTAAGGGGACTTTAGGACGTTCTTCAGTTCGTAGCTACCCATTGCAGGTAACTTTACGTTATGCGCTCCTGTTGATTCACGGAACCTTTCAAGTAAAG